TTTCTAACAAGTCTGAACAAGGCGACGGAAAAGCTGGTCCAATCAATGCTAACCCAAAAAACCGTCCAAGCGGTGGTAACGTAAGCGCACACAACATTACACAAGGTCAAACAGCCAGTGATTCAAATATCAAAGGCGGTGAAGGCTTAGTTGGCGGTGTTAAAGGCAAGTTTACAAGCCCAAATACACACAACGTTGACGGTGTTAAGTCTGGTATCAAAACAGTAACCAAGCAAGGTGCTGGTTATCCAGGTAACAACAAGACAGCAGGTCCAGTAGGATCTGGTACAGGCGACAAAGCTGGTCAAACATCAGTTGGTAGCCCTAAGTCAGTTGTTGACCACAAACAAGGTTAATAAGTAGGTGACTACTAGGATGCAATTTTTACGAGAACACCTTAGCTTTGACCAAGCTAATGCGGTCGTAGAGAGCGACGACAAAGACGGCAAGAGCCTTTACCTAAAAGGCATTGCTATCCAAGGCGGTATTCGCAATCAAAACCAGCGGGTTTATCCAGTCAAGGAAATCGAAATCGCTGTAAAGACTCTCAACGATCAAATTCAGAATGGTTATAGTGTTCTTGGAGAAGTTGATCATCCAGATGACCTTAAAGTAAATTTAGACCGTGTATCCCATATGATCACTCAAATGTGGATGGAAGGTCCGAACGGATATGGCAAAATGAAAATTTTACCAACTCCAATGGGACAACTAATTCGTGTCATGCTTGAAAGCGGAGTAAAACTAGGTGTTAGTTCGAGAGGCAGCGGCAACGTTGACGATCGTTCTGGCAACGTGTCCGAGTTTGAGATTATCACAGTTGATATAGTTGCTCAACCAAGCGCACCTGGTGCGTACCCAACACCCGTTTATGAGCATATCATGAACGCTCGTGGTGGATATCGTGCATTACAGGTAGCTAAAGAAGTGAAAGAAGATCCTAGGGCACAGAAGCATCTCCAACAGGTGATGTTGAGTATTATCAGTGGCCTTAAAGCCTAAGGAGAAATAAATGGACGCATTCAAACAGTTAGTAGAGAGCGGAGTGATTAGCGAAGAAATTCGTACTGATCTAGAATCTGCCTTCAACACTAAGATTCAAGAGAATCGCGACCAAGTAACCGCCCAACTAAGAGAAGAGTTTGCCCAACGCTATACACACGATAAAGGTGTGTTAGTAGAGTCAATCGACAAATTAGTAAGCGAACGCTTAGCCGCAGAGCTAGGTGAGTTTGCGCAAGATCGCAAGGCATTGGCAGAAACCAAAGCTGAGTACAAGCGTAGAATGACAGCTGATTCCAAAACAATGGAATCTTTTGTTATGACTCAGTTAGCCAAAGAACTTGTGGAATTTCAAAACGACCGTACAAAGGTCAGCGAGAATTTCCAAAAGATGGAACAATTCGTTATCAACGCATTGGCCAAAGAGATTTCAGAATTTGCACAAGACAAGAAAGATATAGTTGAAGCGAAAGTTAAACTTGTCCGCGAAGCCAAGAGCAAGTTTGCAGAAGTCAAGAAAGAATTCATCAAGCGTAGTGCCGATCTTGTTAAAGAGACAGTTAGTCGTCAACTAACAACTGAGTTACATCAGTTGAAAGAAGATATCGAATCTGCTCGTACAAGCAATTTTGGTCGCCGTATTTTTGAAGCATTTGCACAGGAGTTTCAACATTCTTACCTTAACGAAAAATCTGAGACAAGTAGATTGTTAAAGATCGTAGATAAGAAAGAACAAGAAATTGCCGAAGCACAGGAAGCCGTTGCTAAAGTACAGGCCATTGCAGAATCCAAGGATCGCGAAATCCGCGTTACGAAAGATTTAATGGAACGTGCAAAAGTAATGAGCGAACTATTAGCACCTTTAAGTGCTGAGAAGAAGGGTGTAATGAGCGAATTGTTAGAGTCTGTACAGACTGGAAAATTAGCTAATTCATTCGACAAATACCTACCCGCAGTAATGGAAGGCGAAAGTCGTAAACAAAAGCAAGTTATTGCCGAAAGCAAGACACAAACTACTGTTACTGGCGATCGTGAGGTAAAAAAATCAGCCTGAGGTAGGCTTTGACAACATTGTAGACATCCGCAAGTTAGCGGGTCTAGCAAAGTAAAATTAAGGAGAAAATGATGTCACAACTTCTGAACGAAAGATGGTCAGAAACCAAAGAAGCCCTATTAGAAGGGTTACAAGGGAACCGTCGTGCCTCCATGCAAACATGCTTGGAAAATACACGCCGTCACCTAATTGAAAGTGCAACAGCAGGTGCTACATCTGCAGGTAACGTTGCAACACTTAACCGCGTAATCCTACCAGTGATTCGTCGTGTTATGCCTACAGTCATTGCTAACGAAATCGTTGGCGTACAACCAATGACTGGCCCAGTTGGTCAAATCCATACTCTACGTGTTCGTTACGCAGACAATGGCTCTGACGTTACAGCTGGTGAAGAAGCATTGAGCCCATTCAAAATTGCTCAAGCCTATTCAGGTAACAATGATGCATCATATCCAAAGGCGCAGACAACAGCGGCTATGGAAGGTACACCAGGTAAGCGCATGAGCATTCAAATCTTGAAGGCACCAGTCGAAGCCAAGTCACGCAAGCTATCAGCTCGTTGGACTTTCGAAGCCGCTCAAGATGCACAAGCTCAACAAGGTATTGATATCGAAGCAGAAATCATGGCCGCTTTAGC